CGGCTTTAGCAAATGAAACAGATAATACTACAACTACTACTACCACTACTGTACCTGATACTACTACTACTACTATCCCAGGAGAGGTCGAGGAAGTAGAAACTTTTGATGGTCCTTTAGAGGAAGAGACAGAAGAAGAAACTACAGAAACTACTACAACAACTACAACTATTCCTGAATGGGAGCAATCTACAGATATAGAGTTACCTGAAGATGAGTTAGATAGTCAAGGTAATGAAGTAGAGAATAACATACAGATAGATGATAGACATAGTAATGGTAATTGGTCATGTTGTGGTATGACAGATTTTCATATGAATTTACATTATCAACAACATGGTAGTGACAGTAATGACTATACATTTACATTACCTGAAACAACTACCGTAGATGAAGAAGAACTAGAGATAGATATATACGAGGTAGGTTTTAGGATAGGTGCTTTAAATAATGATGGAACAGTTACATACACACATACTGATGAAACTACACAAGTAAATGTTCTTGAAGGTCAGAGTAATAGTAATGTGCAAACAATGTTTGAGGATGTTGTTTATAACATATATGATACATTAGAAACATTTATAGAAAGTTTTACAATTACAATCAATGACTGGTCTTTGTTAGATGATATATCTTTTAAGTATATACAGCCAACAACCACGACTACTACATTACCGCCACCGCCTGAACCTGAACCAGAACCAGAGCCATACATACCTCCACCGCCACCTGAACCAGAAAAATTTGTAGTTATATTAGATAATGGAGAAGAAGCTGAGTATGAGCAGCATGAAATAGATGATGGTACAGTAGAAAGAGACAACCAACGTAAAAAAAATTTAGAAATATATGGTGTAGAATTAACTGATGAACAAATTGAAAGAGGAGATTTAGAACAATATGATATTGAAATCATTGATGATGAAGATATGGTTGAGGACGGAGAAGAGCTTCCTGATGATGTTGATATACCTGATGTTAATGAAGATAGATATGAAGATGAACCCAAATATAAAGAAGATGAAGAAGAAAATATTGAAGAAGAGGTCAGTGAATTTAATGACACAGTACTTGAAGTTGAAGAATACTTAGAAACTTTTGAAGAGGTAGAGATTATAATACTAGAAGATATAAAAGATATTGATATAGATATAGATGACTTTGATACAGAGTTTGAAGAGGTAAAAGAAGATGAGTTACACAAAGAAGATATACGAAGAGATGACGACAAAGAAGCTCCACAGGTCGAAGATATTACCGAAGAGTCTGAAGAGATACTTACTGAAGAGGTGGTTGAAGAAGAGATTGAAGAATTAGAAGAGATAATTGAAATACCTGATATAGAAGAAGAGGATTTAACAGATGAGGAAATCGAAGAAGCAATCGAAGTATTTGTGCAAGAACTCGACACCGAAGAAGTTGTAGAGGTACTAGAAGAAGTTAATGATATAGGTGTACAGAACCTAGAACAAGCCTCAGAAGAAGTACAGGAAGTTGTACAAGCTGTAGTTGAAGAGGCTATAGAAGATGTAGCAGAACTTACCGAAGAACAAGTTGAGGTTGTTGCAGAGGTATTACAGGTACAAACAGAAGATGTTGAGATTATTGCAGAGGCTGTTAAAGAAGATGAAGTAGTTGCAGAAGCTGTTGAAGAGTATGTTGAAAGAGCTGTAGAGAATGCAGATGTAGAAAACTATACACTTGCTGATGTAGTTACAGAAGTACAGTTTGAAACATTCTTAGAAAATCCAATAGAAACATTTGTAGATATAGATTTTGAAGATATAAGTATTGGAAGTATAGGAGATGATATGACACAAGACCAAAAAGAAAAAGCACAAGAGGTGGTAGTGCCAGTAATTCTGACTAGAATAGCTACTATGGCAGCTTTTGTATTTAGGAAATCATTATGATTAATAAGTTATGGTCATGGTTTGTACAAGCAATTAAAGAAACACTTAACTTAAGTTGGACTTTGGTTGGCTTAATTATTGCCACGTTGACACTTACTGGCTCTGCTCAACAAGTAACTGGGTTAGCCACTATAATAACATTAGCTGTATGGTTACTAACCATTGGTTTTAGAAAAGAATAATCCATAGGAGGTGGACAATGAAATTACAGGTTGTGAGAACTCAGCTTGGCAAAGATGCAACAAATGGCTTGCTATTTATTGATGGTATATTTGAATGCTATACACTTGAAGACCAATATCAAGCAGTAAAAGTTATGCATGAAACTTGCATACCAGAAGGAACATACGAAATAAAGTTTAGAACTGTAGGTGGATTTCATACAAGGTATGCAGAAAGATATGGAGCAGACCATTATGGAATGCTTTGGTTACAAGATGTTCCAGGATTTGAATATATCTTAATTCATACAGGGAATAGTGACGAACACACCTCAGGTTGTCTTATAGTTGGTGACACCCAACAAGATTTAGATGTTAATTTTAATGGTATGGTCGGTAGCAGCAGAAATGCATACGTAAAACTATATGAAAAAGTTGCTAAACAACTACTAATAGGTAACAAAGTTACTATTGAATACAGCAAAATACAATTAGAACCGCAAGAATCTAATGATGTTTATGAAAAACTACAAGAGATTAGCGGTGAAATTAAAGTATTGAATGCTAAACTAAGTGGTAGAAACATAACATAATGTTTAAAAAAAATAAAAGACAAAGAAACCAAGACGGCACATTTAAAAAAGATGTGGGGTGGACTCCTTGGAACGAAGCATGGAGTTATAAAATGAGTGAAGACCTCAAAGATATGCTTGAAAGAACTGCTTGGACCTTCATTGAAGCGTTCATTGGTGCTTTAACAGTTGCTCCTCTTGTAGGCGTAGAAGCTGAAACTATTCAGTTAGCTGCACTTGCAGGTGGTGGTGCTGCACTAGCAGTAGTCAAGACATACGCCAAAAAACAAATTAGTAAGTAGGTTAGTAGCAAAGCCAAGGTGTTAATCCTTTCTTCCTTGGCTCTTGCTAGTTAGCCCAATCTATAACATAACCAATATGTTTAGTTTTCACTAAGTTACAATGGCATCTCTCTGCGTATATTAATAAACCAAAGTTTCTTCTTAAGTCATGGACTTGTTGTCTAATACTCATACCTGCTTGATGTTTGCAAATAACTTTGTCATCATTTAAAACATCTCTTACAAAATCAAGTTTACTGATTTTTACATTCATGTGGACCATCTTCAAATAGTTCAAAACAAAATTCGCAATGATAATCATATCCTGGTACTGGGTGACTCATTAGAACGGCACTTCCCAATCTTCCATGCTTTTTGCTTTTGGCATTTCAGGCATGTACCATTGCTCTGGAGCTTTTTTATCATTAGCATAACTATCTATGTACCAGATTCTTGTGCAGTTTTTATCCTTACACTTCCAATCAGGATATGTTTTTTTAACTTTACCACTTGCTTTGTCTTGTCTGTTATCCCATAGTTCACTACCACAAGATAAACATTGAGGTGTCATTGAACCCTCTGTAACAATAATTATGTCATCTTCAGAAGGAGCAGAGGAATCAGCCACGGACTCCTCTGCTTTCTTCTTGGTATCAGTGGTTGGCGTTACTGAATTTCTCTTGACTTTTGCCATCTCTTCACGACTTGGTCTTGCCTTTTTACTCCCTTGATACTTCCAATTAGCTAATGCTCTACCGATAGCAGATGTTTCACAATTCTCCATCCATGATGTAGTGTTTGCAAAACCATCTCCTTTGGTCTCTTGAGCAATACCTGTAGCTACTAAAGTTAGTTCTCCCTCTACGTTTTTGAAAACTGAAGCTTTAATTGTTACACAATTACCATCATCAGTAATGTGAACAACATCTGTTTCTACTTTCCCATCAGGGTTATCTTTCCAATATTTTTTTAATCTATCCTCGACTAATTCATAGTCATCTAAGTTGAATTTCGCCATTCCACTCTCCTTTTGTATTAGCTTTTATTCTTCTTCTTGTAATGAATCAATAGGATTCACACCAAGTTTTACTGGTACGTACTCATACTTGCCATTTATTTTTACAATAAACTGAGGTATACTACCAACCCCTGCAAATTCAACAGCAACTACTTTTGTATCATTCATTATTCCTCCAAATTCACAAGATACTCAGCAGTAACTCCTTTTGTAGGTTTCACAAATAAACAAAATTGTGAAGGTCTACCCATACTTGCTAACTGTTCTTGTGCATAGCTGTTATAACTTTCTGTAGAACCATTTACCCATACACGAACATCATTGATATACAAAGATGTTGGTGTGTGATAATGTCCACAGACTGCGTGTGTGAAGTCTTCCATCAATCCTTGTGATGCAAGAGCTTTCCAGCCCAGTATTTTTTTATTGTAACCATAGAAAGGTACACCCATTGTTCCACGAATGTTATCTCCATGAAAACAAAAAAACTTGGCTTTTGGACCAAGTCTTGCAACTGTATACCAATGATTATCAACACCTTCAGGGATAATAAATTTTATTCGTTTCTCCTGTGCAAACATAGTTTGAAGAATCTTTCCTAACATCCTGTCAGCATTAGTCTCAGGATTATAATCTCTCCTAGACCTACCACCTAAAGCACCATGATTACCTATTACCCAATACACTTCTACTTCATTAAAATTTTCTAACAGGATAGATAGGAATGTATGTAATATTCTTGGACCATCAACAGTTACTTGTCTATACAAAGAACTGTCTATTAAATGTGACTGTCCTGGAAATATAAGTTCTCCCTCTACAATATCCCCAAGAGCAAGTACTGCACATTTATTTACATTATGTGTAGCTCTTTGTATTTCTGTGAGTTTGACTATCTTTTCTGCGTACCTTCTAACTCTAACTTCAGCTACATCAGTGTCGTAGTCTGGGGTTCTCTTTGCGAGCTGTATGTCACTAAGCAATGGAACACAAATTTCTGTTTGGGTTTTGGGTTTGTGTTTGATTTTAGGATTAGATATATCTGGAAATTCAAGTGTTCTCATTCCATCTCTAGCACCAGAAAACACGGCTTCTACCATGTCGGCTTTCTTATCTTTAAGTTTGTCAATCTGTTTAAATAATCTTGCATTAGTATCTTTTAAATCTTTTATCTTTTCGCTTTCAGCTTCAGCTATCAGCTTTGCTAATTCTGTATCAATTTTTTTGGGCATGGCGTTTCTCTAAATCTACTAGCCACAAGCGTACTCTACTGCGTGATACTGTAAAATCGTATTGTTCTTCAAGTATCTCAGCTACAACTCTTGCGTTAGCCTTTTGTCCGTGATTTTCAACCCTGTCTGCTAATGTTTCTATAAAAGGTATTGCTTCTTTTGGCATACGAGTAAGCCATGTTTCCATACCACCTGTTGTTTTTTTGGTAGATTTGGAAATAAGATTTTCAATTACCTGTTCTTTGTTTGTATCTGTCATAAGGTAATCATATCGTGATTGTGTTTTAATTGCAAGGATATTT